CCCACCCGGAAGTTAATGGGGTGGTAGCAAATAGTATATTCCCCACATCCATTCTAGATATATTTTTAAAAACCACACGCATTCTAGATATAATTTTACAAACCCTAAGTAGTAATACGTAGGATTAGTTAGGTGTGGTCAGATTGTGGATATAGGGGGAGCCCTTGCAATTAAGCCAGTGATTTTTTTATCGTTGCCATTTCGCTCTTGTAAGTCTGGGTCATTGGCACCTTTACCAACCAAGAGGTTATAGGCAGGACAGTTTCGCTGTTATCGGGGAGAACTTGCTTTCTATGTTTAGGTGAAAGCTACAACCCGACTTCTGCTCCGTTTCTTACCCACTGGGTCCATCTCGGAGGATACGTTCATTCGCCCTTAGAACGTACAGCTAGAATGTTGAACCATTCTTAGTGTATTTTACGGATATTGTTGTTAATATAGAAGTGTTAGGGTAAAAATTTTTTAAAAAAATATTTTAGGTATGGCAGATCGTATTGGCAAGTGTGCGCCATTGGGCAAAGAGCCTATAGTCTGGCATTATGTTTATAGTAAGCAGGAGGCTATTGACAATGGGATTGAGTTTGTACCATGGAGACAGGTGGAGTTAGGTCAGTGGGCGATCACTGATGATGATTATGTAGCGGAGTGTTTGCACTGTAAGGTGTATACTAACCGTAAGGCAAGGACGAGGAAGATGTTAAGGTTTGTTTTTGGTAAGGTTGTGGTGGGTAATACGCCACTTATTTATCAGAAGTTCAAGGATCGAGGGGATTATAATAGGATAAAGCCTTACGATCCTAACGATCAGGTCAATTTTAGGCAGCGGTATCGTAATTTTGCGTATATGTATGCCCAGATGATGGTGTATAGAGGCTGGGTTAACTGGACGATGTTGGGTAAAGCGTTCAATCCGAAAGCTATCAACCCTAAGTTCAATGCCAAGCGTCTGTCTAAACTCCCAAAAATGCAGAAAATGATCAATGATGAAGTAAAAAAAGCCCTAATGGACAACAATATCACTGCTGATAGCGTGATTAAGATGGTATTAGAGGCATCGAATACGGCAAAACACAAAAAAGACGCTACTAATATGCTGAAAGCAGCTGATATGCTTATGGAAGTGCTGCAGATGAAGGTCAAGAAGACGGCTAAGACACTTCCGGAGCACGAAGCACAAGCTGTAGACGCATTATTTGAGGTATTAAATGACAGAAGATCCGAACTTGAAGCAAGAAGCGATCAAACAGATGCTAGCCTCATCACTAGTGGACTTCGGGAGGGTGGTGACACCCCAGATGTTCTCGGTGCAGAGCGCTCAGTTTCATCATGAGTTATCGCAGCTGCTTTTAGAGCCTAGTTTTAATAAGGTAAATATCATAGCGCCACGTGGTCACGCTAAGAGTTCTATTACAGCGTGTCTTAAGCCGTTACATCACCTGATGTACGACCCTGGTCCGCATCTTATTGTGTTGGTGTCGAAGACGGCAGGGCATGCTATCAGGCTATTGGATACGATTAAAAACGTGTTAGATTATTCTGCTAACTTCAGGACTATTTTTGGCTATTGGGGAGAGCATTCTGCTAAGACATGGAAGCAGGATGAGGTTATCTTGAAGAATGGTAGCTCTATTATCTGTAAGGGTACAGGTCAGCAGGTGGTAGGCTTGAAAGTAGGTAACCAGAGGCCTACGCTTATTATCCTTGACGATCCTGAGGATATGACTAATACAAAGACGGCTAATGCTATGGAGTATAATATGCGGTGGCTATTGCAGAGCTTAGTACCTGCTAGGGATCCGCAGCGTGGCAAGGTGGTGGTTGTAGGTACTCCGCAGCATCAGTCGTGTATGGTTGAGGAGTTGCATCGTTCTACGGGGTGGAAGAGTGTAAGGTATCAGGCTATACAAGAGAATGACGAGAAGAAGTGGAGTAAGGATAATGACAAGCTACAAGTACTATGGCCAGCGTGGAATAGCGCTGAGAAGCTGCTCAATGAGTTTGAGTCGCTTAAGAGTATGGGTAAAGCCAGCTCTTTTTATAGGGAGTATCAGTGTATTGTCACTGGCGACGAAGATCAGCTGTTTAAAAGTGAGTATTTTAAATACCATGAACATGAGCTTATTCATCAAGGCCAGCATAGTTACTTAAAAAATGGAGATACGCTTATCCCTGTTAATGTGTTTATGGGTGTAGATCCGGCATCGAGTGTTAGCCAGACGGCTGACTATTCTGTTATTATGCCTATTGCTATGGATGAGCATAGGAACGTGTATGTTTTACCGTATTTTCGCAAGAGGGTTACTCCTATGGACTTAGCGGAGGCTATCATCAAGACATTTAAAGCGTATAAACCTAAGAGGACGACGATAGAGAGTACTGGGTATCAGGAGATGCTACGATCTTATCTTAGGAGCTTGTCTGATATCTATATACCTGGCTTGGAGACTAAGGTTACACCAAGAGCGTCTAAGTCTTCAAGATTGGAGACGATGCAGCCGTATTTTTATAAGCGTAGGATATTTTTGCATAAAGACCAGCAGGAACTACGTAATGAGCTTTTAGATTATCCGAGGGGTAGCCATGATGATACGTTAGATGCTTTGTTTTATGCGCTTATGTATTGTTATCCTGCTACGCATAAAGCTCCTGATAAAGAGTTTAAACCCAAGAAAAAGATTGAAGCTTATTTGATGGGTACAGCCAACAAAGATAATTTAGACTGGATGTTAACCTAGTAATAAAAGAATTACTGTTTCAGCATGGAAAGCAAAATAAGACAATACAGTGACGAGTCTGCCCGTCAAACGGAGAAGATGTTTTTCAATTACGAGTCTATGCGTCAGCATTGGTCTAAACAAGCTTTAGATGACGATGAGTTTCGTAATGGGGTGCAGTGGACTGATGAGCAGATCAAAGAGCTTAAGAGTCGTGGTCAGGTCCCTTTGGTTATTAATGTTATCCATCCTTCTGTAGAGCAGGCTAAGGCGTTACTTACGTATAATAAACCTAAGTTTCAGAGTGTTGCTAGAGAGGATTCTGATACTAAGATAGGTAGGTTGTTTTCGGATATTATGGCATGGGTATGGGATGTCAATGCTGGTAACGTATGTCTAAAACAAACCATCGATGATTACTATGTTAAAGGGGCTGGCTGGTTACAAGCTTGGAGCGATCCTAGCGCTGATTATGGCAAAGGTGAAGTCCTTATTCAGGATATTGATCCTCTTACTGTTTATGTTGATCCTAATTCTCGTGATGTGTATTGTCGAGATGCTGCAAATATTATTGTGGCTCGCATTATCACTGAGGAACAGATTAAGCAGACATTTGGAGAGATAGACTTAGAAGGTGTCTTTGAAGAAGATAACTTACCTAATCAGTACACAGGCAGGTTAGGCTTACAGAATCAGCAGATCGGTCCTGTCAATACTGACGACACGCATAAGCGTTACAGGCTTATTGATAGATATACCAAAGGCAAGACATCGGGATGGCATAGCAGAGATCGTAGCACACAAAAAGAGTATGTGCATTACCAAGAGAAGTATGAAGACTTTATCAAAGAGCCTGCTGTGCTAGAGATCGGTCCTGATGGTGGTTTGTACCATTATGACTCTGATAAGTTTGTCGACTATAGCAATATGCTCACTAGCGGAGTGACGTCATTCTATTTCGCTGTGGCTATTGATCCCGAGACCGGAGAGCCTGCTGGTGAACCGCAGATGATGCCTGGTATTGAGTCTGCTCACGAGGATCCTAACACGGTAGCTATACCGGAGTCTACGGTGTACTTGAAGTGGGCTATGATCGGTGATGTCATCGAGTCTGGTCAGTTAGTAAGCAAGCCTATTGATATCACTAATATTTTTAGGACGGTTGTCATTGGTCGTAAGACGATTTACCAAGGGTATATGAATATCGAGCACTATCCATTGGTGCCATTATTCAATCGTCATAACCGCAATCCGTATCCTATCTCTGATGTACGCTTTGTGCGTCCTATTCAGGAATATGTTAATAAGACCAGGTCGCTTATTATTGCTCATGCTGCTAACAGCACTAACCAAAAGGTATTTGTGCAGCGTGGTAGTGTGGATAGGGATAAGATGGAAAAAGACTGGGGCAAAGCAGGTACTGCTGTCATCGAAGTTGATCAGGAGTTTGGCCCACCGGTGATAGCTTCGCCTACGGCATTGCCTAATGAGTTGTATAAGAACGAAGCTGATGCACGTCGTGATATCCAAGAGATCCTTGGTATTTACGCTATGGGTCAGGGTGATATGATGCAAGCACCGCCTACCTTTAAAGGTACGGTTGCTTTAGATGAGTTTAGCCAGCGAAGAATAAAATCCAAAAAAGATGATATTGAAGAGTTCCTCAATCAGTTTGCCAAGGTTATCGTTCAGCTTGTCCAGCAAACCTACTCCCAAGAAAAAGTCATTAGACTCATTCAGCCTAACAATTCCCCTAGAGAGGTTAGTATCAACCAACCTATCTACAACTCCTATACTGGAGACATCCTACGTATGGTCAACAACATCACAGTAGGTCGATATGATGTTGTAGTAGTTTCTGGTTCGACATTACCATCGAATCGTTTTGCTAGGTTTGAATATTACATGGACTTATACGAGCGAGGGCTTATTGATCAAGTCGAAGTACTTAAGCAGACTGAAGTCGTCGACACCGAAGGCGTGTTGGAACGTTATAGTGAAATCCAACGACTACAAAGCGAGCTTGCACAAGCGCAAAACGAGATCAAGATGCTATCGGGGGATCTACAGACGGCTCAGCGAGAAACGCAGCATGCACGTCAGAAAGCCGAAATCGAGAAATTCAAGTCACAGCTGAAAGGAACAGCCAGCCGTGCCGAAGCAGCAACCATGCTTCATAAAGAGAGAATGGGTGACGAACTTCGCGCCCAGAGAAAGCAGGCTAGTGCTGCTTCTATCTATGAACAAACAGCAAATCTATTTTGAGTAATCCAGCAATGAGTGCCGACTTGTTTAGTGAACAACCATTTGATCAGCAAGAGCCGACTCTACAACAACAAGCTCAACAGACACCACCAGAGCAAGACCTTGATGGTCAAGATACTGGTGGCGAGGACAGTTCTCAACGAGAACGATACCAATACTGGCAAAGTAAACACGACAAGCTGAAAGCGGACTATGACAGGTTGCTACAGACGCAACAGTCAAAACCTGCAGAGCCGCAACAGCCAGAGCCAGTTTATCAAGGACCGCCTAGTAAGCCCTCCAAACCTGTAAAGCCGGCCAACTACAGTGCTGAAGAAGCTTACACTAACCCCAACAGCGAATCATTCCGATACCGCAGCCAGCTAGACGATTATAATGAGAAGTACCAAGAGTACTTGGACTATTATAACGATCAGATGCAACAGCGTGAGGAAGCATACCGTCGTGAGGCAGAACAGCGTGAACTTATAAACCAAGCTCGACAGGAAGTCATGCACGAGTACGGGCTTAACGAAAACGAAGCTAATGACTTTGTTACCGTTATGGCCGACCCCGATACGATGAGCATGAAAAACCTAGTGAATTACTATCGTTTCCTTAAGGGAGAGTCCCAACCAACCCAACCTCAACAACAACAACAAGCGCGTCAACCATTATCACCTGTACGTCAAGCGCCTCCTCCACCTGCTGGTGTGATACCTGCTAGTGGGCAGCCTACTAAGGTCAGTGATGAAGATGGTTTTGTACAAGCGATGTTAAACTATAGAAGATAACATGTCAGCAAAAGTATTATCCCAAGATACCTTAGGGGTGTTGTTTTCTGAACGTAGAGATTTCTATCTGAATCCTAATCAGACGAAAGAGCTATGGACAGATATCACTCCTTTCACGACAATGTTGTTGAACCGTAGCACAACACCGACAAGCGATCCTGATTACAAGATGTTTGAGCACCGTAGTGGGTGGATCAAGCAGCAGTTCTCAGCTAACGCTAACGGTTCGTGGGCTGGTGGCACTCCAGGAGCCCCTGGCGACACGATCACCGGTCTTGCTATCAACAACATTGTTGGATTAAGCTCAACAGCATCTGAAGGCTTTATTGGCTTCCAGTGCGAAGTATATAACGCAGATTATACCGTTTATAAAGGTATGGTGCTGATTACTGGCGTAAGTGGCAGCAATATCAATATTGCATCGATGGGTAACCCACGTAGTGCTACTAACCAGACTGCTAACATTGTAAGCACTGACGTATTTTACGTAGTAGGTACGGCTTACGGTGAAGGTACTGAAGCTCCTGAAGCTTATGATGACGACTTAGAAGTCGTCTACAACTCAACACAGATCTTTAAGACTTCTGTTGAGGTTACTGGTACGCTTTATGAGACAGCACTTCGTGGTTATTCTAACGAATTAGCTCGTCTTCGTATGGAGAAGAATAAAGAGCATAATATGCGCAAAGAGCGTGCTATGCTATTTGGCCAGCGTCCTTACGGAACAGGTATGGATGCTACCGATGACTTTGCAAGCCACCTGACTATTGGTGGTAAGACCGTACGTCAGACTATGGGAGTGATCTCGGCTCTGCACCGTTACGGAACGCTTACTGGTGAATACCAAAACGTATTCCAGATTACTGGCGCTACCTATGGTTATAATAGCTTTGTCAAAGACACCGAAAAGATCTTTACGAATATCCCATCTAACGGACGTAAAGTAGCTTTCTGTGGTGCTGGTGCGTTAAGCTACTGGAGCCAAGTAAGCACTGATGGTTTTGTAGGCAACTCCGGCTGGAAAGTTCAGCTTGATGCTATGCAGCGTAATGACTACGGTTTTAATATCCGTACGCTTATTACTCCTCACGGACTTGTAGACTTAGTACATGCTCCTGTGCTTCGTGGACCATACAATAACTACATGGTTGTTGTTGATCCTGACAATGTGGGTATGACCCAGTTTCGTCCTGACAAATACATGACTAATATCAAGCAAGAGAATGCTTACGATGGTATTAAGGATATGTGGTTCAGCGACTGCGGACTTTGGATCAACCTGATTGAAACCCACTCATTATGGATTATTAGCTAAGGAGAATAACGATGTCTATTACAACTAAATCCTTACTGGGTAAATATGCTCTTGCAGAAACTGCAGAGCTAGCAACTGCAGCAACACCAACCAACTCAGCGGTATTTACACTGGGTATTGGCTTGCAGCGTCCTATTGTTCAGTTAGTCAAAACCGTTGCTTTCAGCGATGTAGCAGCCACGTTAACAATTCAAGGTAGTTTAGACGGTACCAACTGGGTTACTTTGGAGACGTTAGACAGTGATGTTGTACACACTGCTGGAACGCTTGTATACTATCCTGATCTTACGACCAAGGAAGCACCTTACTACCGTTTTCAATTTAACGGTGGTAGTTTAGCGGCTGGCACTGCTGGACGCTTTAAGATTTTGTTTGCTTACCGTAATAAAGCTTAAGCAAACAGCCAAAAGAATCAAAAGCCGACTTCCATAAGGTTGTCGGCTTTCTTTTTATTTACTCATTATGGCAACATTTAAAGCAAGAGTTGAACAATTATCGGGCACGACTCCTAGTGACGATGTCTTATCAGACTGGCTTACGGCAGGAGCTAGAACCCTAGCCAATCTAATACCTGAAACAGAATTAGATCGCTATATAAGTCTTGTAAGTGTTAGTGAGACAGGTACTACAATCACTGATGGTATTATCTATGGTGTCACTAAAGAAGGCTACCCAGCACGTAAAGTAAACGTAGCCCAGTCGTATGGCCTACAGCGTAGGGATTCGCTTTACTATCCTAGTGAGAAGACACCTGTCTATACGCTTATAGGCAAAAACATGAAAGTGTTTCCTGATGGTGGTCAAGCATGGATGTTGCCATTATATGTTGTGTTGCATTCGCAGACGACGATAGCAAACTTCCCCAATGATTTAGAGCATGGTGTGGTATTGTTTGCTGCTATGGCTAACAAAAGCTATCAGATGCAAAACTACTTGTCACAAATAAGCATTACGTATAACGATGCGTTAAGCGCAAGTATTGGCGTCACAACGATCGATAACCTGCCAAGTCCACTTACGTATGGACCTGTCACAGCGCCAACGTTACTGACGTTTTCTGGCACTATACCGACAGCTCCTACATTTACTGATATTACTATTCCACAGGGAGTAACGCCTCCTGGAGAGCTTACAGCAGTAACAGGTATCCTGTTTACAGCAGCAACGGCTATTGGCGTATCAGCAGAAAATATTGGAGCATTTCCACAAGCACCTACGTTTACTAAGGTAGCTACGCCTCCTACTTATACTGACTTTACTACACAGGCAGGTGAAGATGATGTCGAGATGGCACAGCTTTACCTTGCTAAGATAGACAGGGAGCAGCAAGACTGGCAGGCTAAAGTAAACGAAGAGCTGCAAGAGTTCAATGCTGAGTTTCAGGTATTTAAGAATAATACCGATAAGCTTATTGAGCAAGCTAGAGTTAACCTGCAGCAAAAGATAGCTGATGGTAACAGCAAAGATTCTGTTGAGCAGTTTAACAAGCTAAAAGCATTTGAGTCTACTGTTGAAGAATACAGCGCACAGATACGTAGATATCAGGCTATTGTAGAGCGTTATGTTCAGATCGTCAATACCGAGATTCAGCTTAAAGTTGCTAACATACAAGCTAAGACACAGATATACACAGCGCAGATTAGCGCTTATGTTGCTGAAGTAAATACGGTCAACGATACCAATCAGGTTCTTATAGCTAAGTTCAATGCAGACATGCAAAATGCTATGAACAAGTTTCAGGTTGATTTGGTTGCTTATCAGGCTACGGTGCAAAAGAACTTAGAGCAAGCTCAGTTATCTCAACAAAGACTGCTAAGTCAAGCTGCTAGTGATACTGATGTGAGTAAGACCAACAAGGCAAGCCATTTGCAAGCTTTAGTTCAAGAGTATCAGACTAAGCTAGGACGATTACAGAATATGCAAGTAGAGATGGTAAGTCTTATGAATCAGTACCGTGATGTTACTGACAAATATATGTTCAAAAAATACGGTATCACAGGACAACAAGCTCAATGACGACACGACAAATTTTAGATTTATTAGAGTTAGAGTTTCCTAGTATTAGTGGCAGGCAAGCTCTTATCTATGTCAATAACGCGTTAAGTGATTATGTGACTAGGACAAGGGTGCTACCCAAAGTAGTGCTTACAGTTACTACTGATGGTAGTGGCAGCTACGAGCTTGCAGCAATGAACACTACGGTTAACTTTGCTGACTATATGATCACGATTGACCGTGTGTATATGAACGGTAACGAGCTTC